AACCGATGGGGCCAGCGGAAATGATGCTACCGTCTGCATCCATGAGCGGGTTGACCAGCGCATAGGGATGGCGATCGATATGCAGACGCGACCATAGTGTTGCCAGATTCGGCGGCATCTGATCGGCGGCAAAGATCGGCACCTCTTGCGGCGAGCGGGCGTTCGTCTCTGCCAGGCGGGACACGTTGCTGTTGTACAGCCGCTGGGCGTCCATGCGGTCCTGAACATGGCCCTTGAACCGTTCCTGCCCGTCAACATAGGCGCGCTGCCCATAGACCGGCACGATGGGGATGCGCGAACCGGCAATGGTGCCGTGATCCTCAAGCACACTCGCGCCTGACAACACGTACTTGTGAACCCGCAGGCGCTTGCGGCGCTGGGTCGCTACCTGCCAGCCAGCCAGTTGCTTGTCGGCAATCTGTTCGTCGTCGATCTCGGTGCGCCAGAAACGTTCTTGTAACCCGGTAATCGTCTGGGTCAGCACGAACAGCCTTTCAGCCTTGCGCTCGACCTCGTAATATTCGCAGGTCATCACGACCTCGGGGCGATACCAGTCGTATGTCGGCTTGGTTACGCCGTCAGGCCATGATATCGGGGTATCTTCGCCGAACTCATCCTTGAACGCCTCAGGCGTGAAGGGAACCAGCACGAACGCAAAGCCCGCGTCCCGCTTGTCGTAACGCTTGGACTGCGGATCGAAGAAAACATGCTGGTCGGCGTCGGTGATGATCAGGCCGGGGTTGATCCGCTGCTTGTCGTTGTCGCGGTCGTCCTCATCCTCGAATACGTTGGCGAGGCGGTAGGCACCAAAGCCGCCACGGATCGCCTCATAGAACGCATTGTCGCGGGCTTCCTGCGCGCCATACTTGTGGCTGTCCGCACGGTGCATCCCGGCAATGGTGTCTGCCGTGTCCTGATTACTCTCCCCACCGTCAGGCTTGAAATCGGGGATGATGCGGTTTTCGCGGTAGTCCGTTTCGATCTTGCGGATAGCCCGCCCGATCTTGGGAATCTCTACCCGGATGCTGTTCTCAAACTGCTCGCCCCACGGACCCTCCCACTGTGCACCTGGAATCTCAACGAACCGGCGAGCGGCCATCGCTTCCTCGCGCATAGGGATTTGTGGACAGACGGTGTTGTCGAAACGACGCAGGGCGCGCTTATGCACCTCGGCGTGACGGTCGTCGTCTTTGGGCTTGTCGTCATCCACGCATCGGGTTTACCGACGCATCGGACATGGCGCATTTTAACGTTTTACCGGCGGTTGGCTACCATGACGGTCTTGGGGATGGAGATCGATACCGTCTTGGGCTTGCCAGCCAGCGCACGGCGGGCGCCCTCCACCGCATAGCGCAGCGCGTCGATGCAGTTCGACACCAGCACCCCGTCAGCGAAAAACTCATGGTGTTCCTCGACCGTCAGGTCATAGACGCGCTCGCATTGTCCTGCCTCGCGCACGGCTAGCACACGACCGTGAACAAGATTGGGACTTGCTGTACCGATTGGCGGTGAACGATACACCGCAAGCGCATTGCCGCTGGACATCATCGACTCCGGACGCCCGCCGGGAAGCGGCCTTGCACTTGTTGGAGCAGAAGCGGTCAACGCTACCGAGCTTTCGCGGGATGAAGTCCGAGCCGCAATGTTCACAAGGCTTTGGATCGGGGCGAAAGTTGACGTAAGCCAGTGCGCCAATCTCTCTATGCTTCTCGCGCCCCTCTGCACTTCCGTGCCAAGCCTTTGTCTTATCCCTGATAGCGTCGAGGTGGGCAACCTGCTGGGCGTAACGCTCGGCTGTGAATGGATGCTCTTGGCTGTGGCTTTTTGGGTCAAGGCACTCAAGATTCGATATGTCATTGTTGAGCGGGTCGCCGTCAATATGGTGGACATGCCATCCCTTAGGGATCGGGCCATTATGGAACTCCCAAACGTCCCTATGAAGGGTCCGCGTTCTACCAGTGAACGACCGCTGGAAATAGACCCGATCAGTGCGGCGGCGGCTGTCTGGGTATCGCCGGTACTTCTTTCCGTTCCACTCGATTGATTCAACCATGAGCCGTCTCCTATTACGTTATCTCCATAACTCAAAGCATCGGCGCGCACCATACCTTTATTTTCAACCCAAATTTCGTGGTCCGGCGTACAGCGGACAGTTCCAACCGTTGTTTCGACTTCAAGAATATCGCGCTGAATGTCCGTGACGCCAGCGAACAGGACGGGGCGAAACCCTCCGCGCGTCAGCACCCTATCGGCTGTCGTGACCTCCTCGATACGAACAGGCCCGCGCTCGCAAGTGACCAACGCCCCTTCTGCAATGCAATGGTTGTTTTTGTCCTGCAGCACCCCAAGAACCTGCCCTGTCAGCGGGTCGGTCTTGAAGCTGTAGTGCGTCAGCTCGTCAATGAGATGCTGGCAGCGCGGATGGACCACGATGTCATAGGACTTTAGGAACTGCACCCCTTCTTCAACCGAACGCGCGCCCTTCAATGCCGGGGCGATGCGAGGGAAACCATGGTTGCGCAGGTAACTGATTGTCTCAGGCCGCGAACTGTCAGCGGTCAGCCAGTATTTCTCCGCATCGGGGACGGTGAGGAACATTTGCGGCAGGTCATTGATCTCAATGCCGATGCCCCACGCCTCATGGTCCACATACAGACGGGTGCCGTCGATCCAGCAGCGCAGCACGATTGACGGGTCAACGCTAAATCCAAAGTCAGCGCCCAGCCGGTATTCGACATTGGACGGGCTATCAAATTCTTCGACGGTCCAGTTGCGAAAGACGCGCGCCTCGCTGTTCTGCCGGTATTTGCCAAGCCATATATGGTTGTACTTGTCGATGTCGCGGGCGCGGTCGAACTCCATCGCCACGCGCAGCACGTCGGGGAACCACGGATTGTCGGGGTAATTCACCTCGCGCACGATGCTGTCAGGCGGCGGGCCGTCCTCACCACGGAACATCACGTCAATCGGATCGGTCGGGAGGTCAGGGTTCCACGTCCAGATAAGGCGGGAATGAGGCGCGCGAATCGTCGGCACAACCGTGTCGATGCTTGACTGACTGAACGCCTGCGCCTCGTCTCCCCAGAAGGTCGTCACGCCCTCGATTGATTTCAGGCCAGACGCATTGCCGCGCACCCCGTTGAACAGGAACAGGCTGTCGTTCGGCCCGCGTATCTCTGTCTCTGTGCTGGTGAATACCGACCGGACGCCCAGACGGTCAATCTCATCGTCTAGGACGCGCTTGGAGCTGTCCTTGATCGATCGCTGCGTCTCTCTGCCGCACAGTACCCGTTCATGGCGCTCCATTGATTGCAGGACCAGTCCCGTCGCCACTGTGCGCGTCTTGCCGGGGCCGCGTCCACCATGCCATGCGAGATGGCGGAAGGGCTGCCATAGGTCATCTGCATATTCTGGGAGATCGACCTGCCTCATTCTGAGGCGGCGCGTACCAGATTGACCGCAAACCCTTCCGGCAGCGGATTGTCGGGGTCATTGCCGTGCAAGGTCTTGTCGCCGTACTTCTTCGGTGCAAGCTTGGCGGCGCGCCACTGGCGGGCATGAATGCGCAGTTTCACAACCTGCCAATCCTCTGCGGTCGCGGCATCCGCCATGTTGACGATGTTGTCGGCCTCAAACTCTTGCTGGGCCTCCCGCGCGCGCGCAATACGGGCCGCAAATTCTACATCCCTCGCCATCTTACGGTAAACCGTATCATCGGAGGGCAGATGGTCGTCTGCGCAAATCTCTTTCAGCCCCTCGCCACCAGCAAGGCGGTCGCATATCTCTTGAACGAATACCTCGTTATCGAGAACGCTGGAATCCTTAGGCCGCCCCATGTCAATTCTCATGCACGGTATGCTTGGCGTACTCGATAGCGCCGAGCAGTCGCCAGCGGTCATCGAATGAACCGACGCCCATAAAAGAACCCTCATCCCGATCATTGGCGACGATCACAAACTCGGAGATTTCGCCGATCTCTACCCGGTCAGCAATCTCGCGGAGGCGCCTGGCATCTTCCTCGCGCTTTTCACGCTGGGCATCGCTGATTTTCGCAATGGTCAACATAACCCTACCCTTCTACCTTTCCCGGCGTACCGGCGCCTCTTAACTTTTTGCGCAAACGATCAAGCCTCATCCATGCCGCGTATTCGCTGACCCCGATGTCCTTGGCGTAGTTTGCGACACCTCGCGGCCGATGCTGCATTCGGAGTAGGGCGCGGTCATCCTCGCGGGACCATTTGTGATATACCGATGCCTTGGTGGTCCGTGACTGGCGCACCAGCTTTTCGAGTAGCTGGCTTTCGTCATCGGCAAGCGCCCTGTTGCGTCCGATGCGGTCCAGTAGCTCGATCATCAAGGCATCCCCGCCCTCTTGGCCGATCATGGCTAGAGTTAGTTTCATTTAGCCCCCCTTGCCATCACCCGTCCCCTTGTGCTGCTGAAATCGCCGTATCGCGTTCTTTTCGCTTGCTTATTTCTCTGCCGGTGCC